GTGTTCTTGCGCTCTCAAAAAACCTACCCCCCTTGCGTGAATTGCATGAAGTGCATAGAACTTGCAAGTTATTCATCGAATCGTTTCCTCCCAGTGCTCGAGGCACTATGTGATCAACGCTCAACGCTTCATCACTTCCGCATCGCTGGCATACGCCATCTCTTCGAATGACTTGCGCTCTTATCTTTCTCCAACGAGTAGATGATCCATTGTTATTTAAGCTGCTACTCAATGCCATCCCTTAGTCTTCCAATGCTTCCACGCATTACATGCTGAACCTGAATACCTATGCTCTAAGTATCTCATGTGTAACTGTATCTGCTGCATAGGGTTCATATCTTTAGCAATAGGGTTTTTGATCTGTAATAATCCATAGACTTGATGAGTTCCATTGAGATTGCCAATAGCTTTGTGATTCCATGCGCTTTCTTTTCCTATAAGTAATCTAAGGCATTTCGCCTCATGCTTAGGCATTGTTGCTTTTATGTATTTCTTAGGATTGTAAGTAAATTGATCTATTGAGCCCGTGTTTGCATGCACCAACGGGGCAAACAGAGTTATCCCAATAGCCAGTGCTACCACGCGAACTAACCGCCTTGCGGTTCGCGTTGAGCCCCTGGTGGGCTCTAGCCTGCTGAGCGTACCATGCATGTCAAACTCCTAACTAAAACCGCAGGTCAAAGCGGTGTTTTGTCTTATCGGACTCTACCTTCTAAGTTTTTTAAAGCTTCGGCATTGTTTTTACCTATGGCAAACATAAAGGTTTGATAACTTATCCCTGCTGGCTTTATTCCATCAGGTCGCTCAAATTTAAGATCGGGAGGACTCGGTAAAATGCCATCGGCGGCATGCCATAACTTTTTAAACCATTTGGAACGAGAAACTACGAGAAGGCAAATGCCGTTGTTGTTTTCTAGAAATTTATCTACCCAGGGTGTGACTTTGCTATAGGGCGGATTCATCCAAACATTGCCAAACCAAGGCATTTCCAAGCCATTTTGTGCTTCTGTGTAATAATTCTTAGCTGGAATCCAAGGAACGCCTCCATCGGGCGCGCTTACATCTAAATCAAATTCAATTTGCAGTTTCTCAAATATCCATTTGGGCGTGTAATGCTCATCGCTCAGTTTTCCCATTGATTTGGTATCCGTTCTGTTCCAGGATAGCAATGACAACTTTTGCCACTCTTGCTGGAGTATCGGGAAGCATTGTCTCATAGGCAGCCCACAGCCCCCTGGCAATAACAAGAATCGTGTCGTTATTCATGCATTGTCCGTTCGATAAAAACCTTTGCCTTTAAACACGAGTCCGGGAGCTGAATAAATGCGATTTGCTTGAGCGCCACAATCCTGACATTTAACTAAATCATGCTCCATCGGTAATTCCAACTCCATCTGCAAATTGCATAATGGACATCTATATTCATAAGTTGGCATCATTTTCCGTTTCACAGACTCTGCAACTCCAATGTTTAACTTTCCAAGTACCGCAATTATTGCAGCGTATAACCGTTTTTTCCCAATCTATGTTTGCGGGAATCTTTGTGTAACCTGCTTTACGAAGTAATTGCACCAAATCACTTAATGGCAACATGCAGACGAACTCCCCGACTGATGCTTCCCCTTGACCATTAAGTCTAAAACACGCAAAACCTAACTCCCCAGTTTTGGCAGTGCGTGCCTTGATTTGGCGCAATGTCCCTTTGATGTCAAGTGAGTTGCGCGCTTTGATCTCGATGTCGAACGGGACACCTTGAACATCTTTGCCTTGACCGCGACCTACACTAGCTGCGTGCCACCACTGCTGCAAGTAGTTAGCAACGAGCCTTTCGGTCGCATAACCTCTGTGCTTACGATGTTGGCTTGCCATTGACGGCGTGACACCTTAAGCATTGAAGGAAAACCGTGTCATTAGCTGCTGGAGTTATTGCTATCGGCTCATTGCATAAATCGCAATAGATAACAATTTCCTGAGGCTCTTCCAATTCACCACCCATGACAGTTGCTTGACCATCGCTAAAAATAACCATTTCGCCCATTAGATCATCATTCCTGTTTCTATGGCTCGCCAAACAACGCATGGATTGCCATTTCTATTGATGCGAGTTTCTCCCGTATCGATGATAAATCCATCCCTTAACAATTTAATTCGAGATGGTCGAACCGTGTCACCTGATAAATGCAATGTGTCCTGAATTTCTTGATCAGTCATCCCATTCATGCCACGGCTCACAATCAGTTCATAAACTTTTAATCGAGTTGTGCCTGATTTAGGGAAAGCCTTAGCAGCTGACCAACGCGAAGTGTTTCGAGCAGTTCTAGAAACGATGACATGGTTTTCCATCATGCCCTCTTTTTCTGTGGACGCCATGAGCCATCAGGTGCTATCTCGTACCAAATGACATCCTCACCTTTAGGGCAACGATTCATTTCGCCTGTAGCCGCTGCCATGCACTTGAAATGACCCCACGGTTTGTTTGCTTTTGTCATTCCATGCGCCCAGTGCATTTCACCATGAGGGCAACGGGGAACATCTTTGTCAGTTGTCCCACCTATAATTTCCTTAACTAAATCAACTGCCTCCGCTGCAGATTTTGGCGCTTCAACAGTTTTGATTGTCCAGGGATCATCCTCTTTTTCAACAGGAATGTACTCAGGTTTAGGCTTTGATATTTCGCTTCGAGCAACCTTTATCATTTCCTCTTTTGATGGTCGCTTGCCTTTAGCTGCATAACCTGCGTTTGCAAGCGCACGACCGATTGCGCTAGTTTCACAGTTTTCCAACGCGCTAGTAGCATTAACCCCTCGACTGCTAACGCTCTCCTCCGCGAGTCCTGAGGAAAATGGCACGCTATCCGCGTAAGTACGATAAAGCCATGCTTTAACAATGTATCGATCACCCTGGAAAGAAATAAGTTCTGTTTCAACACGCCCATCAGGATAGTCCTCCCAAAATGTAGTTATTTTTTTTGGATTGCCTAGTCGTTTTTCAACTGGCTCATAATTGTCAAGATTAAACATAAAGTTCATCCTCCTCAGTTTGTAATTGCAGTGCTATTGCAAGATAAGCGATTGCATCGATGTAGGAGTCTGTGTGACTAGGGGTTTCTTGGATTCGACTAAGTTTGACCTCGACCATTGCAAGTGCAGCTTGAGAGTCTGAGATTGGGAAATCAAATAAATTGGATAACCGCGAAGCAATCCGACCTTGATTGATTTTCGGATGACCGTAGATTCGACCACGATCTTGCATAATGTCGATGGCATTGATTAGCGCCTCAGTTGCCTTCATCGACCAACCTGCTCAAACTGTTTTCTTAGCGCTTTGCGACCTTCAACAATTCCACGATCGCGACCGACTTCTTCGCCTAAACGGTAGGACAAATACATCGCTAGACAAATGCCTGCAACCGTCAAGATTGTTAATGAATTGATAATCATTTGTTGCTCCCTTTGCAGCTACTGGATTTCGCTACTGGATTAGGGTTGCACACTTACCCGACAAAATCTCGCTTATTTGTATAACGAAACGGTAACAATTCATTGTCATCCATTGAGTCATCTATAGTCCGATAGACGGGAAATATGTCCCGAATCAGGTTATCCATAAGTTTTGCCATAGACGGTGAATGACCCGTCCTTGTTAATTGGGATAAGCATAGGCGAGAGGTTTTTTCCGTAGGTTTCTAAGATAGCCACGCTCATCTGCCAATTAGCCGCCCCTGCCTTCAAATAAGAGGCTTTGCGCTTATCCATGACATTACCTGCCTCGACCCCCCAAAGAGTCCTGTATGAGCCTCCTATGCCCTCAGAATAGGCACTGATGCCCGCTCTATGAGTGTGACCGCAAACCACGCTTTTGCCAAACTTCTTAGCCAAACCGAGGGCAGTAAGTCCTGCGTTGGAGTTCATAGAACCCTCGTCCCCATGAACCAAAACCCAACCTGGATGAAACTCGAAAGGCTTCTTATGAAATCGGATGCCCAACGAAGCGAAGTCCATAAACTTTGGATATTCCAGTTCAGGCAAACCTATGAGGGACGGCGCTCCTCGCAAGAGTGTATGATAAAGGCGATCTGTGTGATTGCTTCGAGTGATGTCTGTTGTGCGTAAGTCCCAAAGTATTTCTTGAGCAAGGCTTCGATCAGCATCCAGTTGACCCTCCCATTCAAGTCCTGTGCCTTTCGCCCATTTTGATTGGGCTTGCATGTCTAACTCATCGCCCGTATTGATAACGAGGTCAAACTTCTCCCGATTAACTAACTTGATTAAATTTTTGACTGCTGCTTCATGATGGTACGGAATTTGAAGATCGCTGATAACCAATATGCGAGATTTTGTTTTTGTCATTCATCCTCATCGTCGTACCAGTCAGGCTCAGGAATGTTCGGGTTTATGGGTGTAGGCAATAACCAATCAGGATATGCGCTTTTTTCTGTAACGATGGCAAGAGCAATTTCAGTTGTGAACCCTGCTTTTTTGAGTCCCTTCCAAAATTCGTGGATTCCAATGCAATAAGCCTCAAGCTGCGAATAGCCTTGATCTTCTAACGCCTTAGTTGCTTTTCTTGCCATGAGATAATTGTTACCTCTCTAGGATGCGGATAATCGTTTCGACACGCGCTTCAAGTGCGGTGATTTGGTCGCGCATACTACTTCCTGAATTTGGCTTTAACTCGTTTAGGTAATGCTTCACTAGCCATCGCACTGATCCAATAAATGAACCAATAACGGTCAGCGCAACAGCTACAACAGCCGCCCAGTCTTGCGGACTCATTACTTTTTGGGAGTGGCGTAACCAAAGACACCTGCTAGAACCGCCCAAAGAATTGCGCGATAATCGACATCGAAATTTGAAGCTGCCCATGCAGAAAGAAATGCACCTGCGGTTAGGAATAGAGGGTTTTTGATATTCATTACTTATCTCCGATCATAGGGATTTCTTTGTAAAACGAGCCATCCAAATCCGCATCTTTGCGAAACGAGAAATGTGCATGTTTTTTGTGCGGATTGCTGCCGCGATATTTTCTCCACTTCCACTTAAGGATGGGTGAAGCAATCTTTTCGTCAAATATAATGTAACTAAATCGTCCGTGTTTTTTGGCATAAAGTCGAATCTGATTAACCAAGTCGGGCATGACATCGCGCCCTTCGGATAATGCACGAGTACAGTCCCAGGCGCGTACCCAACCATTAGCATCCGCATTGTGGTCAGACTTACGAGCAGCATGCCTTGCATCTGAGTAAGCCCCTGAGTCCGAGCGACGATCACGATCGGGGAAGGCATCGTCAATTTGTTCTCGTAACTGAATAATCGACTTAGATAAACGCGGTTTCATTATCCGAGAATAGTTTTTA